CAATTTCAGATTCCAACTTTCATCACAGGTTATGTTGTCAAAGCGAGGAGCATTTATAGAGGTGCTTAGAGACAGGCTTGATAATGTCATTGGCTTGTACATGTTGCCTCCAAATTTCACATACCCAATTCCTCACCCAAAGAAGTTTGTTAGCGGCTACTCAGTTCAAGTGCCAAACACAGAAGAACGTGTCGTCGCCCCAGAGAACGTTGTATGGATAAGGATTCCTCACCCAACTGACCCATATAGAGGTCAGTCCCCATTAGAGGCTTGTGGTCTTGCAATAGACATTGACTATTACTCAAGAATCTACAACAGGAACTTTATGATTAATGACGGGCGCCCTGGTGGAATCCTGATGGTTAATGGGGAGATAGACGATGATGCTGCTGACCTGATTAGAAGAAGGTTCTTGGGCAGCACAGGTAGCGCACTCGGTGGCGCTGGTAGGCTCACAATACTTGAAGCAGAAGCAGCACAGTATATTGACACCTCCGCTACTCAACGAGATGCACAATACACAGAAACTAAACAATTAGCCAAAGAAGAAATCTTGATGGCGTTTGGTGTGCCTGAGTCGGTAATAGGTAACGCAGCGATGAGAACATTCGCTAACGCTGATACAGAACTTGAGGTGTTCTGGCGAGAAACAATGCTCCCTCACCTCATGTTGATTGAACGCGGCTTAGATAGGCTCGATGGTTCTGAAGATTTGATTATCAAACATAATCTTGAAGATGTAGCGATACTTTCTAGAGATGAAAGAGAACGCGCAGCATTTCATTTAGAAGAACTTAAGTTTGGCGCTATCTCAGTTGATGAATACAGGCAAAAGACGAAGAGAGACCCTGTGGGCGCTGACTTGCTATATATCCAAGCGAATCTCATGCCTATCGGTGTTACTGAAATAGATGGGCAGACTCCTACCGAGTTTGAAGCACCTAGTTTGGAAGACGGTCCACAAGAGGACGCACCAGCAAGTGTTGGTCCAGAACCTGATATAAGTTCTAGCCCTAATCGTGAACCTGTTGCTACAGCACCTTCAACTACTGCTTCTCTTGATGGAATCGACGAAGAGAAATCAGAGGGTAAGCAGTCTGACCCTTTAGATAAATGGGGATTCCATTTTGGCGACATTTATGTAGATTCAGTTAAGGCTGCTGAGATAAGCGAACGCCGACAACGAAGCATGGACACAATGATAAATAGTGTGTCGCTACAAATGGTTAACTACTTTCAGAGACAAAGAAGAGTTGTCTTAGAGAAGTGGAACTCGAAGCGCATAAGGGAAAAAATAAACAGAGGTTCCTCAGTAAGCGTAAATGACATTTTTGACATTACCGTATGGGACCGCCAGTTATTGGCAGATTCTAAATCCTGGTTAACTGCTGCGATAGTAGATGGCGGTAACGAATTTTCTTTAATGCTTAAAAAAGAATTAGAGCCAGATGAAGATTTAGTAGCGGCAGGAGTAATTGCTGGTTTGGCAAGAATGGGCAGCGTAAACATAACTACAAGGACACTTATCGAAGCGATAATCCTTGAGGGAGTTTCTAAGGGCAAATCAGTAGAAGCAATTGCTGAGGATATTCGAGACGTATTTAATAAGGCCGTATCTCAACGAGCGAAACTTATAGCGACAAACATGACTACCTTCGGGCTTAATGAAGGTCAAATGATAGAGGCTTCAAAGAGTGGTTTTCAGTACAAGGTATGGTTGTCTCGACAAGATGACAAGGTTAGGCAAAGTCATACAAATGTAGATGGTCAAGCAAGGCCACTTTATGACCCATTTTCAGTATCCGGTCATGCGATGATGCACCCTGGCTCACTAACGGCTCCTATAGAGGAGACAGCAAACTGTAGGTGCACAATGTTATTTACGAACCAACCTAATCCCGCTGCGATGCTTGAATTCGGCGTAACTGATGCAGAATTAAGTGCTTTAAGGGATGCAAGTGTGATTGCAACCATCATAAGACAAGCACAGGCCGTATAGTTCTCCTGAACGCTCCACCAAATAACCATTTAGAAGACCTATCCTGTGTAGATAGGCTAGGAGATCATGTGGACTTAGAATCAAAACAAGCAACAGTCGAAGCGAAAGCAATAAACGACGCAGAGGGAATAGTAGAAGCAGTAGTTTCAGTCACAAACATTAAAGATAATGTGAATGACATTATAGAACCTGGCGCTTACTCAGAAACTCTTGAAAAAAGAGTCCCTAAAGGCGTTTGGTCTCACGACACTACAGTTCCAGTTGCACGAACAATAGCCGCAGAAGAACTAAACCCAGGTGACGAAAGATTACCAAGTCACCTGCTCAACAATGATGCTGGTGGCGTCCTAGTTAAAATGCAGTTCAACCTAAACACAACAAGAGGACGTGATGCTTACGAAGACATCAAGTTCTTCGGTGGAGAGCAAGAGTGGTCAATAGGTTACTCTGTTCCTGAAGGTGGATCAGAAATGAAGTCAGAGGGTATTCGCCATATCAAGAAACTTGATTGGTATGAATATTCACCAGTTCTATTCGGTGCCGCTCCTGGGACTAAAACAGTTAGCGTGAAAGAAATAGCGATTGACGCTAAAGACACTGACGAAGAAATTGAAGACGTAAAAGGCCCAACCAAAAGCCACAAAACTGGTATTCGTGACGAAGGCTGGCATGACAAAACAGCGTTTAGAAACATGCGGTCACCAGCAGATAAGGCGTATTACTCAAAGATCTTTGCTTATCATATTGATGGGGAAGACCCTACATTTAAGACAAACTATACGTTTGTTCACCACTTTGTAGGGAGCGATGGGCGACCAGGGCCAGCAGCCCTAGCAGCCCTTCAGAATACTTTCGGTCTTCTTAATGGCGCTAGAAATGGCACCAAATTAAGAGGGTCCGATAGGAAAGGCGTTTATAATCACATCGCTAGGCATTATAGGGACGATGGGCGAACCCCACCTGAACTGAAGTCAGATGGTTTTATAGATGCAGTTATGGAGATGAAGGAAAGGCTTCCTGAATTTACCCATGAAGAAATGGACACTCTTATAGAGAAGGGTGCCGAAATAGAAGAAATTAAATCCACATTGGAGAATATTATGGCTAACGACGCCGAAATCACTGAAAATACTGACATTGAGATTGTCGCCGAAAGTGCGCCTTCCAGTATCGGTACCGTTTTACAAGATGCTATTACTGCTCTGAATACTTTGTCAGATCAGTTGAGCGACCTAGAGGTAAAAGATCCTAACCTACCTATTGGTTTCTCAAACACTGATCCTGACTCAGATGAAAGAGAAGCAGGAGCAGGGGAAGATGCCCCTGATGTAGTTGTAGACCTATCACATGGTGGGACAGTAACACCTGCAGAAATGGCTGAAGCAGGAACTCCTGCAGGCAATGATGATTCTGCTGAAGAAGCAGAAGCAGAAGAAGAAGAAGCGGAAGAGGAAGAGGCTGAAGAGGAAGAAGAGAAATCAGAAGAAGAAGTTGAAGAAACTCAAGGTCTTCTCGATTCACTCGACTTGGGAGAACTTAAAGAATTCCAAGACCTCATCACATTCTCTGACTTAGGCGAATAACTACAGATCCTTGTCGGGGATTTATTTGTGATGTAAAATAGTTCTGACGCAAAGGAGCATAATGTCGGACCTATATGCACAAATGAAGAATAGGCGAGCGAACAAAATTCAGGACTTTAGGATCAATTTAATTATGGATCAAATGGGTAC